CGATTATCGGGCGAAAAAGGCGAAGGGCTTCGCTGCCGCCGCCGCTGATCTCGATGAGCACACCGAGGACGATCAGCCGTGACGATGATGTACAATCCGGCGCGGCTCGCGCTGGATGTGCTGGCCGAGATCTGCGAGCCGCCGCCTTCAGTCGACTATCTCGACTGGGCCAAGCGGAACATTGTGTTTTCGGAGCGCATCACGGACCATCCGGGACCGTACAACGAAGACCTGGTCCCGTTTTTCTCGGAGATCCTTAGGGCGCTGTCGCCAGAAGATCCGTGCAACATCGTCAGCCTGGCGAAGTCGGCTCAGATCGGCGGCACCATCTGCGCCAACATCTTCACGCTGGGCTCGCTCGACATGGCGCCTGGCGATTTCCTCTACGTCCACCCGACTGAGGAAAACGCCGCTCGTTGGTCGAAGACGAAGCTGATGCCGCTGGTCCGCGAGATGCCGGCCGTCGCCAAGCTGTTCTCGCAGAACAGCCGTGATGCCAGCAACTCGGTGCTCTACAAAGAGCGCATCGACGGCCGCGGCGCTATTCAGGCCGCCGGCGCCAACTCGCCTGCAGGCCTGTCGATGATCTCGCCGCGAAAGCAGGTCCAGGACGACCTTGCCAAGTGGCAGATGAACGAGGCCGGAGATCCGGAAGTTCAGGCGGACAGCCGCAGCAAGGCGTTCTTCAACGCCAAGGTTTTCAAAATCTCGACGCCGATGGTCGAGCCGGGATGCAAGATCACGGCGAACTATCGCGAGGGGACGCAGGAGAGCTACCACGTTCCTTGCCCGCACTGCGGCGAGTTGCAGGAGCTTCGCTGGGAAAACATGCGGGATCATATCGATCTCGAGCATCCGGAAAACGCGCACTTCGTCTGCATCGGGTGCGGTAGCGAGATCCACGAGCATCATCGTGAATGGATGGTGCGGCCCGAGAACGGCGCGAAGTGGGTGGCGAAGTATCCCAAGCGGGCCCGTCGTCATCGGTCGTTCCGGATCTGGATGGCCTATTCGCCGTTCGAGCGCTGGGAGAACCTGGCGCGTGAATGGATCTCGCTGCAGGCCGGTGGACCGGAGAAGCGCGAGAACGGGTCGGGTGCGGAACAGACGTTTTTCAACGACTGGCTCGGTCTCGCCTACGAGGCGGACAACAAGGCGGTTGATTGGGAAATCCTGCGCGACCGCGCCGCCGTCGCTGAGAACACCTATCGCGGGATCGTCCCGGCCGGCGTCCTGGCGCTGGTTTGGGGTATCGACGTGCAGGGTGATCGCGTCGAGTGCCTGCTGATCGGCTACGGCAGGAATCGCCTTCGTGCTGTCGTAGAGCGCGTCGTGATTGACAACAGGGCAGGCAGCCACCTGCCAGGCTACCGTGTCCATTCTGGTCATATCTCCGAACCGGAGGTTCGTGGCGCTCTTGACGCGTTGATCGCGCGGGAGTGGACCGACGAAGCCGGTCGCAAGCGCACCGTCGACATGACGGCGATCGACGGTAACGCCTACACCGATGATGTTTGGAACTGGGTGCGCAAGCATCCCCGCTCCAAGGTGATCATGGTCCGCGGTGGCAACAACGAAAACGCGCCGCCGATCGCCCAGGCGCGCGAGTACGACAACAAGGGCAGGCCGAAGAAGCAGAAGTGGTCGTCGCGGTTTTACACCTTCGCGGCTTCGTCATTCAAACTTCGGCTCTACCGCGACTTCAAGAAAGACGATCCGCAGCGGGCCGGGTTCATCCGGTTTGCCCGAGGCTTCGAGGACGATCTGTTTCAGCAGGCGACCGCCGAAAGCCGTGTCGCCGAGAAAACCCGAAGCGGCCACACCCGCTACGTCTGGAAGCTGCCCGAAGGTCGCCGCAACGAAGTCCTCGACATGCTCAACCAGAGCCTCGCCGGCGCCTACCGCCTTGGCATTCCGTACTGGACCGAGGAACAGTGGGACGCGATCGAGGACCGGCTCGGCAAGCTTGAGCCGCCGCGCCAAGGAGACCTCGAGGATCATATCAACCAGGTGCAGCCGCAGTTGCCGGTAGCATCGGAACCGACCGCAGCGCCTACGCCGGAAGAACGACCGGCTCGCCCGGTCACGAACACACTCACGGCCGCCGAGGCCATGCGCCAACTCAACAACAGGTGACGGATGTTCACGACGCTTACGCTCGAACAGGAGACCCTCTATCGGGGCCAGTTGGCCGAAGCAGAGGCCGCCCTGCACAAGCTGGTGCTCGGAAAGAGCGCGGTTGCGCTCAACTACAACGGCGAGAGCGTGACCTATAAGCCCGCGGACGAGGCGCGCTTGCGCAACTATGTCCGCGAGCTGCAGGCGAAACTCGGCATGATCCACTCTGCGCGCCGGCCGGGAGTGCGGATATGAGCAAGAGCGTCATCCTCGACCATACCGGTAGGCCAATGCAGCACGCTTCGGTTCGCCAGCGTGGCTTTCCGGCCAGCGATAGTGCCTACCAGTCTGCGAGCTACACCCATCCTGATATGTCGGACTGGGTGCCGCGTTCGGTTTCCGGTCAGTCGGCATTGTCGATCGAGCGTGATGTTATGGTCGATCGCGTGCAGGACATCGCACGCAATGATGGCTGGGCGTCGGCGGCGGTCTCGCGTCACCTGGATACGATCGTTGGCTCGGGCTGGGATATTGCCGTCGATCTTCCGGAGAAGGCGCTCAATCTCACCCAGGAGCAGGCTGACGAACTCTCCGACGAGATCGAGGAGAAGTGGACCGAATACGCGACAGACCCGGCCTTCTGGGCTGACGCGAAGCGTCAGGGACCGATGGCTTCTGTTCTCGGCCGCGCCTATCGTCATAGGTTCGGCGATGGCGAAGCGCTGGCGGAACTCTGCTGGGACGAAGCGCGGGGTGCGCCATACAGCACCTTCGTCAAGCTGATCGACCCCGCCCGCGTATCGAACCCTTTCGACGAGGCAGACACCTTCGACCGTCGCGACGGGGTCGAGCTCGATCGCTACGGCGCGGCGATGGGCTATTGGGTCCGCACACAACATCCCGACGACGATTATGTCTGGGGTTCATCACTGCCGTCGTGGGTGCGGGTACCACGCGAGACAGAATGGGGCCGTCCGGTCATGGTTCATGCCTTCGAGGCAGATCGTGACGGCCAGTTCCGTGGCGTGCCACCGCTCTCGCCAATCCTGCGCAAGCTGAAGCAGATGACGCAGTATGATGAGGCGGAACTGAAGGCGGCCCTGGTCAACTCAGTTCTCGCGGCGTTTATCACTTCACCGGGTGATCACGGCGAAATCGCCGAGGCGCTCACCGATGAGGATGCCTCCAAGCGATGGGACAAGCGCACGTACGATCGCTTTTCCGCGTATCGAGAGGCACCGCCGAAGATCCCGGCCGGCATGGCGCACTTCCTCTATCCCGGTGACAGTGTAACGCTGACCCAGCCGGGACACCCGAACTCGGGTTTTGAGGCATTCTTCCGCGCCGCGTTGCGCAATGTCGCGTCGACCATCGGCCTCACTTACGAGCAGCTCACCATGGATTGGAGCCAGGTGAACTACTCCTCGGCGCGTGCCGCGATCCTCGAAGTCTGGCGCGGCCTGACGGCTCGTAAGGACATGTTTGCGGCGCAGTTCATGAACCAGATCTATCGGGCATGGCTCGAGGAAGCCTTTGACCGCCGCATCATCAAACTGCCGGGCGTGGCCGTTTCGTTCGAGGCCGCACCCGCTGCCTGGTCGCGTGTCGATTGGATTGGCCCTGCTCGCGGCTGGGTCGATCCGGAGAAGGAAGCCAAGGCTGCAGGTCTCCGCCTCGATCTCGGTATTTCGCACCTCGAGAAGGAATGCGCAGAGCAGGGCATGGATTGGAAGCAGGTAGCTCGCAAGCGCGCTCGCGAGCATCGCTTCCTGTCATCGCTCGGCCTGTTTTTCCCGGCAAACGCGGCCGGCAGCGCAGATCCGCAGAAACCAGAAACACCGGATGAACGCGACGCCCGCGAGCGTCAGGAAGCGAAGGCAGCATGACGCATTATCCCCAGATCGCAGCGCAGCTGTTCAACCGGCCGCTGCTCGCCCATCGCGGAGCGCTCGAGCAATATGCCCGCGCCATGGCGCCGAGGATCTTCGGTGGGCCGGTTTCGTTCGGCGGTGAGTGGCAGGCCGGCATTGTCGGCGAGCCTATCCGCGACGCTGTCGATTGGGAGGGTAACCCGACCTATACCGGTCCCCGCATGATCGGCAAAACCGGCGTCGCCGTGATCGAGGCCGAGGGGGCGCTGGTACCGAAGGGTAAGTGGATCGGGGCGATGTGCGATGCCACTTCCTATGAAGGCATCCATGCGCAGGTGAGTGACTGCCGGGCGAACAAGGATGTCCGTGGCGTCATCCTCGAGGTCGATTCCTTCGGCGGTGCAGTCGCCGGCGCGTTCTCCTGCGCCGATGCCATTCACCAGCTCGCGCAGGAAAAGCCGGTTCTGGCGATCCTGACCGAACATGCCTGCTCCGCGGCTTATCTGCTCGCGTCGGCTGCGACCGGTGGCGTGATCCCGAAAACCGGGCTCGCCGGCTCGGTCGGGGTCATCATGCTGCATGTCGATTACTCAAAGGCGCTCGATAAGGCGGGCGTGAAGATCACCCCGATCTTCTCCGGCGCCCGGAAGAACGACTATTCGCCGTACGAGGAACTCGGCGAGGACGTCTATACAAAGGCGGCAGCCGAGGCTGACACCGTCCGCGACATGTTCATCGAGGCGGTCGCGCGCTACCGCAAGGGGCGTATCAACGCCGACGCGCTGCGCAAGACCGAGGCCGAAACCTTCATGGGCGCCGATGCCGTGAAGATGGGGCTCATTGACGAGGTCGGTGACCCGATTGTCGCCGCGAACACGTTCATCACAGAGATCGGCCGAAAGGCCGCTTAACCGCCCGCAACAGCGGGCGTTCCGCCCGAGGGCTTATCCCAGCAAAGGAGAAGCGCAATGTCGCTTGCACAGATGATCCGCCGGGTGGCCGGCGGAAAACCCCGCCGCATGTCCGACGATCCGCCGAAGGACGGCGAAGACGAGGACCTCGACCCGGCTGCCGATGTCGATAAGGACGAGCAGGTCGCCGACGACGACAATCCGGGCAAGGATGCTGACGGCGACCCCGACAAGGACGCCGAGGACGATCCGGTCGACGACGATGATGCCGGCGATCCGGACGCCGAAGACGAAGACGACCCGCAGGAAGGCATGAACGACAAGGAAAAGGCCGCCTTCGCCAAGGGCCGTCGCGCCGAGCGCAAGCGTATCGGCACCATCCTCGGTTCGCCGCGCGCCGAGGGCAACCCGTCGCTCGCAGCCCACCTTGCCTTCAAGACGGCTGACAGCGCGAAGAAGGCGCTGGCAACCCTCAAGCATGGCGGAACGCAGGCCTCGTCCGGCCGTCTCTCCGATCGCATGCAGGCCCGCGGTCCGTCGAAGACCGGCCGCGGCGTTAACGGCGATGTTCGCAGCGCGAACACCACCAGTTCCTGGGACGGCGCCTTGGCGAAGGCCGGCGTCAAGATGAAGGGGAAGTAACATGACGACGTTCAAGGAAGGCCCCCGCACGGCCGAATATCTGATCTCCGAAGCCAACGGTCACCTTTCGCGTGAGACCGGCGCGCTCGCCGCCGGCATCGTCGGCGAACTGCCGGCGGGCAGCGTGCTCGGCAAGGTCATCGCGACCGGTGCCTACAAGCTCTACGATCCCGCTGCCAACGACGGCAGCCAGAACGTCGCTCGCATTCTCTTTGAGGCGGGCGGCGCGGGCGACGTGCGCACCATGACGGCGCGCGCCAGCGAGGTGAAAGCCTCGAAACTCACCTGGTTTGCCGGTGCCGCCGGTCCCCAGATCGCAGCCGGCGTCGCCGCTCTCGCGGCGCTCAACATCATCGTTCGATAAGGAGGCCCCGATGCCACTTTCTATGGATGCATTCAACAACCGGGCCTTTTCGATGGTCAACCTGACCGCGGCTGTCGATAAGGTCGACTTCGTTCCGGGTCTTCTCGGTGCGCTTAATATCTTCGATCCAGTGCCGGTTTACGGTCGGACGGTTGCGGTCGAGCGCCGCGAGAACAAGCTGTCGCTGATCCCGACTTCGCCCCTCGGTGCTCCTCCCCGTGAGACCGATCGCGCCGGTCGCGATATCCGCGATCTTCGCACGACCCGCCTCTCGGACAGCTTCACCATGTGGGCATACGAGGTAGAGGCGATCCGCGCCTTCGGCACGGAATCGGAGTTCGAAGCGCTGCAGGTCGAGTATGCCACGCGCATGGCGACCGTGCGCAGCAACATGGACCTGACGCACGAGTATCATCGTCTCGGCGCGCTGCAGGGGAAGCTCCTCGATGCAGACGGCGTAACGGTCATCTACGACTATTTCGCCGAGTTCAACATCGCGGAGCCGGCGGCCGTCAGCTTCGAACTCGACGTTGCCGGTACCGACGTTCGCACCGAATGCCAGAAGGTCGTTCGGTCCATGGCCCGATCGGCCAAGGGCTCGTTCACGCCTGCGACGCAGGTTCATGCGATCGCGGGCGATGAGTTCTATGACGATCTGATCAAGCATCAGAGCGTCAAGGAGACCTACCAGAATTGGGCGGCCGCCGAGGCCCTTCGCGAGAAGACGGCGTTCGAGAGCTTCTATTTCGGCGGGATCACCTGGCACAACTACCGCGGCACGGATGACAACGACGCCGTGGCCGTTCCGGTGGCCGAGGCTAAGTTCTTCCCGGTCGGCGCCAAGGACGTCTTCAAGAAGGCCATGTCGCCGGCGGAGTTCGGGCCCTTCGTCAACACGCGCGGTCAGGACACCTACGCCCTGAACATCGTCGACAAGGATCGGCAGGCATGGACCAAGGGCGAGCTCTACTCATACCCGCTCTATCTCTGCACGCAGCCCGAAGTCCTGCGCAAGGCAACCCGCACCTGACGCGGATCAGGAGGCTCGGCTTAGCCGATGCCTCCTGACAACCCCCGGAGATTTCCATGAAGACGATCAAGGTAGAAATTGCCCACGAAGGTGGGCGCGCGGTTGCCGTGCCGGTTGTTGGCGGCACGTTGACGGTCTGGCCCAACGACAAGCTCGCCAGTGTCGAGATCCTGCCGCTCAGCAAGGAGCGCGAGGACCTCTTCAAGAGCAAGGGCGTGACCTTCACGCCTGTTCGCGGTTCATCGGCGCGAAAGCAGGCCGCCGCGCCGCCGGCCTTCGACATCCCAGCGCTCGAAAAGGCGCTGGCTGATGCGAAGGTTGCCTATCAGGCCGCGTTCGAGAAGGCGGAGAAGTCCGACGCCACAGACGCCGACCATGAGGCCTTGAAGAAGGCAATCGACGCCCTCGAGGACGCGGAAGACAACCTCGAGCAGGCCAAGAAATGAGCTGTCGCCCATCTCTGTTCGAAGGGATGGGTGCGGAATTCTCCGACGCCTTCGGCAATGTCGACGCGGTCTTCACGATTAGCGGCGTCATCAGCCCGAAGGCGGTTCGGGGTATCTTCCGCGTCTGGCGCGGCGTCGATCTGGTCGATGAGGCGGACCAGGCCGTCGAGGGCACCACGCATGTGTTGTCCGTTGCCGCGACCGACGTTCCCGGCCTCGAAAGCCAGCGCGACACAGTCGCCATCGACGGCGTGACCTATCCCATCATCAACGTGAGCGACGACGCCCGGGCCATGCTCAAGCTCTCGCTTTCAGGAGACATCTGACATGAAGCAGGAACAGGACGCGTCGGTGGCCGCAAAGGTCGACCCGGCCGAAGATATCTGCCAGGCGCTTTTCGCCATCGACGAAGGCACGAAGAAGGATGCTGCTCGCAAGGCCGTCGGCGGCATGACGCAGCGGCCGTGGCAGCAGTTGCCGTCGCGTCTGCGTTCAGCGATCCGTTCGGACGTTGGTCGGCTTGTCGACCAGAAGAAGACGCGCGAGCAGATCGTGGCGCTCGGCTATTCCGTCGAGCTGCTTGGCCAGGCGCTGCGCGATCTGGGCAAGACGGTAGCCTAACATGGCGCACCACCGCACGCAGATCTTCGACGCGGTGAAGTCGCGGCTTGTCGCCATCCCGCGGTTCTCCGGCGCCGACAAGGTCGTTCGCGGCCGCAAAGGCGCGATCAAGCAGGAAACCTTGCCGGCGCTGACGCTCACCTGGGCGGACAGCAACGAGGTCGCCACCGTTCGTCCATTCTCCGGACCGAACGGCGAGGATGGTTACGATCGCAGTCTGCCGCTCTCGATCGTCGTCCATCTTCGTGACGAAGATCCGGAACTCGAGTTCGACGAGATCTGTGTCGAGGTCGAGAGCGCCATGGGGGCTGACATCAAACTCGGCGGTCTCGTGATCGAAGCATTGCTCGAGAGCGAGCGGCACTACGTGAATTCGCAGACCGGCACCTCGCTCTGTGCCGGCTCCATTAACTACTGGATCGCCTACAAGTCGCTTGCGGCCGATCCCCAGCAGCCTGCGCTCTAGCGCTCACGCTCCAGTCAACCAGAGGACATCGCCATGGCTCTCGGCCGCGAACTTACCTTTGCTCGTTCCAACGACACGGGCACTTTCGAACTCGCTTGCATCGTCGAGTCTCGCTCGCTCGAAATCAACAATGAAGAGATCGACATCACCAAACCGAATTGTGCCGCCCCCGGCAGCAAGCTGGTGCTGGCCCTGATGTATGGCATCCAGTCGATCCGCTTCAATGGCCAGGGCGCCTTCGTGAACACCGCAACCATGAAGTCCGTCTCGGCCGACGTCGTGAACCAGGTGGTCCGCGAGTGGCAGATCACCGTTCCCGGCGTGGGGACCTTCGAAGGTGATGTGCTCATCTCGGGCACCTTCTCCGGTGACAAGACGAACGAATTGCAGGCCGACATCCGCGGCGCAATGACGGGCGTCGTCACCTTCGTTGCAGCTGTGTGAAGGGGGACAAAGTGGAGTTCGCCAACCCCCTCCGTGGAGAGGCGCCGGTCAAGATCGGCGCCATCGACTTCCGCATCGCTGTCACCTTCTCCGGCCTCGCGCGGTTGTCGCAGGCGCTGGGCGCGAAGACGATCGACGAGATCTATGCTCGGCTCCTCGGCTTCGAGCCGAAGGCCGTCGCCTGCGCCGTCCGTTGCCTCATTGTCGTCGACGATGCCGACCAGCTCGACGCGCTGGTTGCCAGGATCCTCGACGATAGCAATATCTCTATCGCCGACCAGGTGAACTGGCGCGATGCAGTGGAGACGGCGCTTGCCGGCCATATCGAAGCCGGGCGCATCCGCCGAGACGAACAGACGGCAAACGATCTCGCTTCGGATGCCGTCCTGGGGAAGCCCGTCAGCCCCTCCTGATCTCTGACCATCTCAAGACGGCCTATCGCGTAGCCACTTCCTCGAAACTTCTCGCCTGGTCGCCGGAAGTCTTTTGGCAGGCGACGGCCGCCGAATTTGAGATGGCGCTGGAGGGGCTTTCCGGAAAGCTCAGCGGTGCACCGTTTGTCTCTCGCGAGGAGGTTCGCCGCGCCGCGGCGGCGTACGGCGTCAGGCCGTCACTCAAGACCAATCCCAATCATCAAGTCATAGGGGCCCCAAAGGGGTAGATCGCATGTCGCGTCCTGATATTCCCGTCACGATATCCGGTGACGCCAAGGGCTTCGAATCTGCTCTTGCCCGCATCCGGGCTCTTTCCAAGTCGTCGTCGGCCGACGTCGTTGCTTCCTTCAACCGGATCAAAGGGATGATTGGCGGCGCGGCGGGGCTTGCCACCAGCATTATCTCTGCGTCGACTGTTGCCGTTGTTCGAGACGCCGCCAATGCCATTGCTGCGGTCGGGGAAGAGGCCAGGCGTGCAGGTGTCAGCGTTGAGGCATTCCAGGAACTAAAGTTTGTGGCAGAGCAGAACCGCGTTGCCGTCGATGCTCTCACGGATGGCCTTAAGGAATTGAACCTGCGGGCGGACGAGTTCATCGAGACGGGCGGCGGCTCTGCGGCAGAGGCTTTCCAACGGCTTGGCTACAGCGCGGACAAGCTGAAGGACAAGCTGAAAGACCCATCGGCTCTCTTTACCGAAATCATTGGAAAGCTACAGGACTTCGACAAAGCAGCACAGATCCGAATTCTTGATGAGGTCTTCGGTGGTGCTGGCGGCGAACAGTTCCTTCAATTGATCAGGCTGGGCGAGGAAGGCATCCGCGATCAGATTAAGGCTGCTCATGACCTTGGTTTGGTGATGGACAAGGAACTGGTTGCGCGGGCGGAAGAGATCGACCGGAGGTTCAATCTGATCACTACGACCGTCGGCACGAACCTAAAGGCCGCGATTGTTGACGCCGCTGGCGCTTTCTTGAGCTTCACAGATTCATTCCGAGCTTTTGAGAAGCAACAGACCGGCAGCCTTCTCTATCGTCAGTCCATGCTGAAGGCGGCCCGCGAGAAAGCGTTGAGCGTGAAGGGTACGGCTGAGGACAGCTTCCTATCAATCTTTGGTCGGGACAGTGCCTCGGAAATCTCCCGGATCGATAAGGAAATGAACCAGATCCAGAGCCTTTTGGACAAGCGGGCCGGGATTGTTGACAGCGTTGAAAAGCAGGCGTCTCCGAAAGCTGGCCGCATTCAGTCAGCGCAGGACATCCTGCGTGGCGAGTTCGCGCAACAGCGAATTGAAGATGCCTTTTCTAAGGCTGGTTCTGGTGGCGCGAAGGTGAAGAACGGCGGCCGCTCCAAGGCTACCAGCGAGGCTGAGAAAGAAAAGAAGGCGATCGACGATGTCATCCAGTCTCTGCGCGACGAGCTCGCGGTTATGGGACTGACGGACATCGAGCGCGAGCGGACGATCGCCTTGCGTGAAGCTGGTGTTACCTTCGCCTCGAAAGAGGGGCAGGAAATTTCCAAGCTGATCGACCAGAAGTATCGGCAGATGGCGGCCGAAGAAGAGCTGATCGAGCAGCAGGATCGCATGCGCGATGCGGCGCAGCGGGTTGGCGACACGCTCGATGATCAGCTCATGCGCATCGTCGATGGTACCTTCGACGCGAAGGAAGCCCTGGCGGCTCTGCTGACGGAACTGATCAATGTGCAGACCAATGGAAAGGGGCTCTTCGGCTCGCTATTCGAAGCGTTCTCCGGCGGCTTTGGCGGCGGCGGAAAGGGGTTCTTCTCTCCGAAATTCGTACCGAACACGACCCTCGGCGACTTCCTCACTGGCGGCGCGCGGGCCGGCGGCGGCGATGTCTCGCCGGGTCGCATCTACCGGGTCAACGAGTACGAAGAGGAGTTTTTCTCGCCGTCGCAGCACGGCAGGATTATCGCGCCTTCGAAGCTTCGGGATGGCGGCACCGGTGGCGGCGGCGACGATCGCACCGTTATCCAGCTAGAACTGAGCGAGGACCTGGTTGCCAAGATCCTGCAACAGGCGAGCGGGCAGACCGTGCAGTTGATGAAGCGGAACGAGGCGGCGCGCCAGAACATCCACCAGAACGGCGGGGACTACTGATGCCGGATCTGATCGCACTTCCGAATGTGGTCTATGGGCCATCGATTTCTTTTGACCCGATCCGCACCCGTAGCACTTCGCGCATGCTCGGTCGGCGCACCGAAACGCTGCTTCGCGGCACGCCGTTTTGGGTGGCGACCTATGCCGCGGGAAAGCTGACGACGGCGGAGGCTGCGGCGTTCGACGCCTTCAACATGCTCGCCAGCGATGGCGGAGTGTTCGCCGGCTACGATCCGCACAGGCCTCGGCCGATTGCCTATCAAGGCGATACACCGCTTTCCGGCGTGAAGGCAGGCGGGGGCGCGTTTGATGGGTCGGCAGTGCTGCAATCGATCACGAACCCGCTCTCGATCGTGGTCAACGGGCTGCCGGCTGGCTTCCAGCTTTCGCCTGGCGACTATGTCGAGGTGCGAAAGGCACCGTTGGTTCGCTCCCTGCACCGGATCACGGCGCCAGCTTTCGCGAATGCAGGCGGTGTCGTGACGCTCGCCATTCGCTTCGCGCTCGATACCCAGACGTTTGCCGCAGGCAATACCGTCCATTTCGAGAAACCGGCCTGCATCATGGAGATGGACGAAGGCAGCTACAGCCTTCCGAAGTCCTGGCCGAACTACAATGTCCAGTTCACAGCTACGGAGCTGTTCTTCTCATGAGCGTACTTTCTCCTGCGGTCGAGGCGATCGTCGAGAGCGGCGAGTTCGCGGTGCTCGATCTGATCCGTTTCGATCTGCCCGGCAAGACCGTCGGCTATCATCGCGGTGGGCGGCCGTTCACTTACAACGGCCTCACATATCTGCCGAACCGCTTCCTTGAAGCTGGCGACGTCAACAGCGCCGTTGGGGTGGCGGTTACAACGCGCACGATCGTGTTTTCAAACATCCCGGTCGCGAACCCGGATGACGCGGTCGCCCAGATCGAGCAGTACGACTATCCGAATTCTCCGGTCATCATCACGCACCTCGCCGGCGTTCCCGCGACCAACGAGGTTGTCGGCATTCTCGTCTCGAACATCTATGAGATTGATCGGATCAGCTTCAATGACGATGCGCTCGACGCAAAGGGCTCGGGGCTTCTGACGTTGACGATCGATCTGCAGCCGCCAGGGCGATCGGCGCGCGGTCAAACGCTGGTCAAGCGCAGCAAGGCCGAACAGCAGTTCGACAACGACGCGACCGATACCGGTTTCGAATATGTCGCCACGGTCGGCACGATCCCCGAGGAATGGGGACAGGTGTCGAGATAGAATTATGGAACGGTTTCGGAATGGATCGGCCACGCTGGAGCGTGAGCTGACGGCACCCTATGCCTATGGCCCAGCCGATTGTTTTCACCTCGGCTGCGCCATGGCGGATGCCCTGCATGGCACCTCGCTCGTCGAGAAATACCGGGGCGCCTATAAGACGCTGAGGGGCGCGCATATCGCGCTCCGTCGGCGCGGATTTTTGAGCCTCGTCGACTTCTGGTCGGCGGAGCTGGGCCAAGATCCGGATGGTGCCGCCTCGGCGTGCTATTTCGACCTGGTCATCCTACGCCTTGCTGATGGCGCCGAGCATGTCGGCGTCTGTATCGGCAATCGCTTCACCACCAAAACCGAGAGGGGCCGTAGCGACCACGGCCTTTCCGACGTCGTTGCGACTTTCCATCTCGGGTAATCCCTTCCATGGCAATTTTCTCGTTGATCACGACGGGGCTCGGCGCCCTGTTCGGCTCGACCATTATCGGCAATCTCGTGGGTGGAACGCTGGCATTCGGCGCGAAGCTTGGACTGACGAAGCTCGGTCAGACACAGCAGAAGAAACATAAGTTCACCGCTGTACAGGGCGAGGTGCAGATGGGCGGCGACGTGCCGGTCGGTGCGCTGCTCGGTACCGGCAAAACGCGCGGTCAGCGGCTTTTCTATGCCAAGTGGGGCAAAGGCAATAAGATGAACGCCGATGTCTTCGCGCTCGCGAATGGCTGGTGCGATGGCCTTGAGCCCTACATGTTCATGTTCGGCGAGAAATACAATCTCGTGCCGATGGCCCTCGCTGGTGGAGAGGCTGCCCGCTATGGCGTCGAGGGCTTCATCGATGGCGATGGCAACAGTTCGATCGATATTCGCTTCTATGACGGCCGCCCTGACCAGGTGCACGATGCAGAGCTTGTCGCGTCTACCGCTCCGCTCGGCAACACGTGGAAGGCGACGAGCCGGCTGCGTGGCGTCTGCTACGTTGTGGTTTACCGCTACTATCACCTGAAGTTTTTCCGCGATGCTGGCCGTGGTCGGCCTGACATCGAGTGGATGCTGCGCGGCTTGCGCGAGTACGACCCGACGAAAGATTCGACTGTCGCAGGCGGGAATGGCTCGCAGCGGCTCAACGACCCGTCGACACATGTGCATACGCTGAACCCGGCGATCCATCGCCTCAACTATCAGCTCGGCCTGAGGGGGTTGCTCTCCGGTCGCACCTTGATCGGTGAGGGCAAGACGCTCGGCCAGCTCGATCTGTCGTCGTACTTCGTCGCGATCAATTATTGCCGGACACTGCGAAAGGGCAAGCCGATCTACCAGTGCTCGCTCTGGGTCAATTCCGAGACCGATCACACTGAGGCCTTGTCGGCCCTTGACGATGCGATGGCAGGCTATGGCTTGAACCGTCGCGGACTTTCGGGCGTCGTTGTCGGTGCGCCGCAGATCCCGGTGCTGACGATCACGGATGCCGATATTCCAAGCGATCGACCAAAGCCGCGCCAGCCGCGCAAGTCGGCCTTCGACCTCTTCAATCATCTGTCCGGGCAGTTCACCTCGCCGGATTCGATGTGGAACCCGGAGAGCTTGAAGCCGATCGTCGTCAACGCCGACGTCGTCGCCGACAAGCGCGCGCGCCAGACCTCGATCGACTTTCTGCAGGTGCATGATGCCGATATTGCGCAGTACCTACTGAACATCCGTTATCGCCAGAACCGCAAGGGCGGTACCGTGACGCTTCCGGTCAGCCGACGCGTCGGCCTGAAGGTCATAGAAGGTGAATGGGTCACCTACCAGGGCAAGGACTGGATGGTCTCGGAGTGGCGTTGCGACGCCGACCTCCGTTTCGCCTTCGTGCTGACAGAGACCGGCGCCGATATCTACGACGACGGCGACATCGCGCCTGGCCCGGTGATCATCCCGCCGGTACCGCCGGT